ATGACACGTCTCCAGTCTGGTATGTATTTCATAATGAGTTCTGCAATTACTGCATTGTCATATATAATATGTTCGGAATCAAGAATGAATTGAAGCCTAGCCATAAATGCCTGTGCCATCTCTGCCTTGTTTCCTAAGTTGAATTCATATATAGAACATCTTGAATGAAGAGGATCAATAATACGATTCTTAAAATTACAAGTTAATATAAATCTACAATTAGAAGAGAACTCTTCTATGAACCCACGCAATGCAGGTTGTGTAGATTGTGGATTTAGGTAATCAGCCTCATCGAGTATAACTACTTTCTGCCCACCTTGAAGTGATACAGTACTTGCAAACTGTTTGATCTTACCACGTAATGTATCAATGTTACCATCTTCAGATCCATTGATCATCATATAATCAATATCTAATTCATTACACAAAGCTCTGGCTACGGTAGTCTTACCTACACCAGCAGAACCTGTAAACATCATATTGGGGAGTTCTCCCTTCTCGACTATCTTTCTAAATGTTTCCTTTAAGCCTTCAGGGAGAATGCAATCCTCAATGGTTTGTGGTCTATACTTTTCTACGAATAAAAATTCTTTCACATACACCTCATAATATAATAAGCATGGTACTATTATACCATGCTTTTGTCAAAAGTACATACTTACTTTTCAGTAGCTACTTCTTCTTCTGCTACTTTAGCTGCTTGAGCTTCGTCTGCAGCTTTTAGAAAACCTTCTAAACGATTACGTACTGCACCAACATCAGATAACTCAGCACCTTCAAATGCACCACGCTTAGTTACAATATCAATTATTGCAACGCAAGATCTGATGTCACTTAGGTTGAGTCCCTGATTCGCAGGTACAGGTGCTTGTTCTACAGTTTCTGGAGCTGTTTCTTTCTTTGCCATTATGATTCCTTAAATGTTGTAGTTTTATCAAGAGCAACCCAGTAGTCTGTGTTACCCGCCTTTATTAATGCTACCTGCTTCTTATCAATACCAAACTCATATGAGTCAGCAGGTTTAAACTTGAAATTGTTTATGTCAAACACAAAATCAAATTCAGCATCAGTATTTATACTGCAATTCGCAACGTTCATTGTAAATTGATTTGACGTTGGATTCTGTTTATCAACAATAACACATTCGATAAACATTGCAGCAGGGTTTTTACGTATGCTTAGGTTACTTGTTTTAAGAGTAGACGAAGCTTTACGTAACTGGTTTAATTCATCATGGGTGAGTGTAAATTTTAGATCACCACAATCTAAATTGATATCGTTTGTTGGAACTGTGAGGATGTCAATGTCAGAGAAGTAATACTTGAATGAAGTAATACCATCAGTAATATTTACAAACTTCTTATCCTCATCAAATGATAATGTAGGATCATCAAACATATTAAGACAAGCTAGGAATTCACCTAAGTCATATATGCCAAATGGATATGGAGAATTAAAAGCTACGTGAGCTTTTGACATAAGTGTTTTAGAAGTAGACATCGTTCGGATAAATCCACCCTCTTCACCAATTGCGATGTTACTATTGATCGATTGGAAATTGCTCAATACATCTTTTATTTCATTACTAAGTTTCATTATCAGACTCCTTTAAGTCGTGTTCATTAATTGCCAATAGAGTATAGTGCATGATCTTCATTAGATCATCACGATTCGCTCCGTCTTTCTTACCATATCTTGATGCGTACTTTAATACATTACCAAGACAGAAACCAACACCATGCCCGGAGGCAGATATTAGATCCATACTTTGTATACCATTCGGAGAAGCATAATGTTTAGAGTACGTAGACTCTACATAGTTTGCTAACTGCTCGATGTTTTTTGATTCATTAAATTTCATATAGTTCCTTTCTCAAATATAGTTATATTATAACACGTAATTGCTTAATGTACATACTTTTCATAAACAATTTCTTCCCAATCGTAATCTTTATATTTCGAATTGACCACTACAATCTTTTTATTGTCTACATCAATTAGAATATTTTGACCTGCAAATCCATCCATTCCAATAATAATCTGACTTAAACCATAAACATCAAAATGAAATTGACCACCATAACTTTCCGTGTAGCTATGAACTCCACCTTTATTTTTATAGTTTAAATTTTTTGTGATTCTTAGATCATACACGGTTCTTAAATAATCGCCAATACAAGTATCACTATTCCAATCATCCATTATTGTTTTAGCTATTCGTAAGTAATCATACCTATCTGCATAAAAGCTATACCGTGCACTTTGACCTTGTCCTTTATTTGTCTTAGTGAAGTATACATTATTTTTTACTTTGACATGTTTATTAAAAACTTTATCTAGTATGTCTTCACCACTTTTATGTAATACGTAATTGAATATCACATGTGTGGTCAGAGCACTATAGTTATACACTTGTCTATCCTTTTTAGTATTAGCCAGATCTGATTTCATAATATGTTCAAGACTATAATTGTTTCCATTCACATTAGAATATATTAATCGATTGTCTTCTCCGCCGTAATAATCTCCAATGTATTTTTGATCTCCAGCTACCATATTTAAAAGATTAATTAATGGTTGATTATGATATAAAGTATTTTTAAGTGCATCCCAATTTAATTTTTCACTAGTACTACTAATATCACCATTACAAATTGCGTGGCCTGTCACATATGATACTAAACTTTTACCCATTGAATTAGATGGCAATAAACCATTAACAAGTAAATGATAATCTTTATTCTCATCTACTACAATTTTATTATCTTCAAATAATAGATAGCTAAGTATTCCAGAAGTTTTAAATTCATCTAAGACATCTTGATCTTTTCTTAGACTAGATTGAAATTCATAATAGTCTTGAGACTTTTTAATCTCGTATCTGTCAAAAGAAAATAAAGGATAATCCCAAGTGTTCTGTGCTAATACAGAAGTAGAAGCAAATAATAATAATAATAATTTATTCATAAATTTTCGTCTCCCATCCGAGCACGATTCCCCAATTGTTTTTTTCATAAGCTGGTGTGATATACCAGTTGTCATATTTAAATCTTACCATGGGAAGTAAAGAGTAACTAGAGTATCCAGTCACAACTCCTACTTCCACCCTTCCGAACTTTTGTCCAACATACGTACTGATCTTTGACTCACTATTATAATATGCACCAGCGATAGTACTATTAAAAAATGAATGCTCAACCTCACAACGTACATGAGGGTGAACATTCTGGTAATCTCCTTCTAAGCCAACATGGATACTCGCAGCTAATAATAACGATAAGCAACTCATGCCGCCACCGCATCAGTAATACGAGCAACTAATTGCTTATTACCTTTTTTAGATTTAGAAAACTTCTTGAACTCACGTTTAAGATCACTAATAGTATCAGCTTTCTTAGGCTCAAACACATCAGAGTCAAACCTTGCAGAACGATTGATCTTGATAATGAAATAGTCATCGTAACCTTTAACATTTTTCCAAGCACTGAAACCTTCTTTTCTCCAAGCCTTGATCACATCAGGGAATAATTTATTCTCATCAACATTCACATAGCCTTGTCCGAAAGTAGATGCATCATACGCAAGGTGGAAACCCATGATAGTTGCACCAGTTAACTCTTTAAGTCTTAGAAGAACTTCCTCATAGAGCTTGCGACCACCTTGGCCTTTTATTAATTTACCTTCGAAGTTAATCATCATCTCGCGAGAATGCCTAACATCTGCTGCATCATCATTTGCAATAGAGATTCCATCAGGATATCCGTCAGTCAAAAACATAAGGTTTGTGTTTTGTATCTTATGTTTATTTGTAAATGCCTTAGTCAATTTAGATGCAAGCAATGCAGTCTGAATTAAAGGAGTTGAACCCATACCATCGATAGCATGTAAAGAAGAAGCATACATGTGATATTTTGCATTACGATTATATGTATGTGACTTACCAATTGCAAAAGCAATATAAGCAGCCTCATCAAAAGTTTTCTTATTCATCTTTGAAGAGAACATCTCAACAACTTTACAATTCTCAGCATCAATCTCTTGTGCTCCAGGCTTTATAGAACGAATGCCTGTACCTTCTTGTCTCCAATATGCAGTAGAAGTAAAGTTATATGCCTCGAAAGGAATATTGACTTGACGACAAAACATAGCAATAGTAATTGCTTGAGCAGTAACATCTTCTATGATGTCACACATTGAACCAGAAAGATCAAGGAACATAACGATACCGTGTGATTTTGCTTGAGCAAGATTAGTAGAAGTCAAAAAGATATCCTCAGAAGTTTTGTACATATGTAATTTTAAAGGATCAAGCTTTCCAGACTTCGCAGTAGTAGCACGTGAATATTCATACGCAGCTTTCTTACGTTCGAAATCTTTAGCGATAAGATTTGCTTGAGACTTATAAACAACTTTAGTCTCTGCCCAATCAAGTTTACAAGCTTCATGAGTATAAGGAGAGTGATCACGACCACTTTCTTCAAGACGATCAGCACGTAATTTTTCAGCAACAGGATAAGTGTAAAGCATTTTCTCCATGTTCTTATCAGAAATACCAGAAGAAAATTGTGGCTGACCACGTGATTCGAAACGTCTCTCAGGAGACATTTCAAGAAGATCACCTTCACGTTCTCTTTGAGAATCTTCAGTCCAAGTCTCATGGCCTTCAGGAGCTTCTTCTTTCTCTTCACCCCTTGTCTCCATGTTATCGTCACCATCAGATTTACCGTCATCACCTTCATCATCACTAGGCTCATCACCTGACATAGGAACTTCACCATCTTGATCTTCAGGAGCTTCAGCTTCATCAG